TGTGCGTTAAGACCTACTTGCATATCATCATTATCATACCCAAGTTCTTTTGCTACTTCGTTTTCTACGTAGTAGTAACCATTCAATTGTTTTACTTTGTCTAATGCACTGCCTATCTTGCCTTTGAAATCTTTTAGTCTTTCATCAGAATAATAAGCAGTAATGTTGTTTGTTGCTCTAATCTCACCTGCTGTACCACTACCACCAGTTCCTACACCTAAGCTATTGACTTGTGCATTAGAGTTGGTTGAAAAGCCACCAGGAGGTCCTGATGGTCCAGGAGGTCCGCTAGGTCCTGTACCACCACTAGGTCCAGGAGGTCCGCTAGGCCCTGTACCACCTGAGCCACCTGTATTACCTTTTTGTCCCTTTTGACCCTTAGCACCTGTGCCACCGCCTGGTCCAGTTGGTCCAGTTGGTCCAGTTGGTCCTGCTGGCCCGCCTGGTCCTGTCCCACCAGTAGCTCCTTTTTGTCCTTTGGCACCTGTACCACCAGTTGGTCCTGTAGGTCCAGTCGGCCCTGTTCCACCACCGGCTCCTGGTGCACCTTTTTGTCCTTTAGCACCTGTACCACCACCTGGTCCTGTAGGTCCTGTAGGTCCAGTACCACCTGTAGCACCAGTTTGTCCTTTTTGTCCTTTAGCCCCTGTTGGTCCAGTTCCACCTGCTGGTCCAGTAGCACCACCTGGTCCTGTTGGACCTGCTGGTCCAGTACCACCCGTAGCACCTGTCTGGCCTTTTTGACCCTTCTGTCCTTTAGCCCCGTTACTACCGTTACTACCTGCTGGTCCTGTAGGCCCTGTATTACCTGTTGACCCCGTTGGGCCAGTAGGTCCTGTACCACCTGTAGCTCCTTTTTGTCCCTTTTGTCCCTTTTGTCCCTTAGCACCTGTACCACCAGTAGGACCTGTGCCACCAGTAGGACCTGTACTACCAGTAGGGCCTGTACCGCCTACTTCACCTTTTTGTCCTTTAGACCCGTTGCTACCATTACTACCAGCTGGTCCTGTTGGTCCTGTACCACCTGTACTACCTGTCGCCCCTTTTTGACCTTTTTGACCTTTCTGACCTGTACCACCAGTCGGTCCTGTACCACCAGTCGGTCCTGTACCACCTGTATTACCTTTAGCCCCTGTTGGTCCTGTAGGTCCTGTACCACCTTGTGCACCTACCTCACCTTTCTGTCCTTTAGAACCTGTTGGTCCTGTGCCACCAGTGCTACCAGTATTACCTTTAGCTCCTGTAGGTCCTGTTCCACCAGTTGGTCCTGTTGGTCCTGTTGGCCCTGTGCCACCTGTCTGACCTTTTTGGCCCTTAGCTCCTGTGCCACCAGTTGGTCCAGTGCCACCAGTCGGTCCTGTGCCACCTGTCTGGCCTTTTTGCCCTTTAGCACCTGTAGGCCCTGTCGGTCCTGTAGGTCCTGTTGGCCCTGTCGCACCATCATCACCGTCGCTTCCGCCTGGTCCTGTAGGTCCAGTTGGCCCTGTAGCACCGATTTCACCTTTTTGTCCTTTAGCACCTGTTCCCCCTGTGCTACCTGTAGGTCCTGTAGAACCTGTTGGTCCTGTGCCACCTACTTCACCTTTTTGTCCTTTACTGCCTGTAGGTCCAGCGGGTCCAGTTGGTCCAGTTGGTCCTGTGCCACCTGTGGCTCCCTTCTGTCCTTTAGCACCATCTGATCCATCGTCACCAGCTGCACCTGTGCTACCAGTAGGTCCGGTACCACCTGTTGGACCTGTTGCTCCTATTTCACCTTTTTGTCCTTTTTGACCCTTAGCTCCTGTTGGTCCTGTGCCACCTGTAGGTCCAGTAGGACCTGTGTTTCCTGTAGCCCCTTTTGCGCCTGTTGGCCCTGTTGGTCCTGTAGGTCCAGTAGGACCTGTAGGCCCTTGTATAGAACCACCACTTGTAAATGATCCACTACCAAATATATGTAGAGAATCGTCTGCTTGAACTATGTATGCATCACCATCTGAGTTACCACTAGAAGGTAAGGAAGGTACGTTAGCTACCTGTCCTTTAAATGTAATACCTGTACCAGTACTACCTGTTGGACCTGTCGGCCCTGTTGGTCCTGTTGGACCAGTGCTACCAGTTGGACCTGTACCGCCTTGTGCACCTACTTCCCCTTTTTGTCCTTTACTACCGTCTGCCCCATCATCACCAGCTGCACCCGTACTACCTGTAGGTCCTGTTGGGCCAGTAGGACCTGTTGGCCCTGTGCCACCAGTTGCGCCTGTTTGGCCTTTTTGACCCTTAGCTCCTGTTGGACCAGTGTTACCCGTTGGGCCTGTATTACCTGTAACTCCTACTTCGCCTTTTTGGCCCTTAGCACCTGTAGGACCTGTAGGGCCAGTTGGACCTGTGCCACCTGTAACTCCTACCTCACCTTTTTGACCTTTACTACCGTCTGACCCGTCATCACCTGCTGGACCTGTAGGACCTGTAGGGCCTGTAGGACCTGTTCCGCCTGTGTTACCTTTGGCTCCTGTAGGACCAGCTGGGCCTGTATTACCAGTTGGACCTGCCGCACCTACCTCACCTTTCTGGCCTTGTGCACCATCAGGCCCGGTTGGACCTGTTGGACCTGTTGGACCTGTAGAACCAGTGGCTCCTTTTTGACCAGCTGCACCATCGTCACCTGCTGCGCCAGCAGGACCAGTAGGACCTGTAGCTCCTGCCTCACCTTTTTGACCTGTTGGACCAGCGGGTCCAGTTGGACCTGTATTACCAGTTGGACCTGTAGAACCTGCTGCGCCTGGTTCCCCTTTTGCTCCAGTAGGACCTGTACCACCTGTGTTACCTTTTGCACCTGTTGGGCCAGTAGGACCAGCGGGGCCTGTAGAACCTTGTGGACCTGTAGGACCTGTAGCACCATCGTCACCATCTGCACCCGTTGGGCCCGTAGGACCTGTAGGACCATCAGCACCTGTAGCTCCTTTTTGTCCTACTTCACCTTTTTGTCCTTGTGGGCCAGTAGGGCCTGTATTACCAGTAGTACCTGTCGGACCTGTAGGACCTGCGGGACCTACATCACCTTTTGCACCTGTTGGGCCTGTAGCACCATCTGACCCGTCATCACCTGCCGCGCCAGTAGGGCCAGTAGGGCCAGTAGAACCTGTAGGACCAGCTGCACCAACTTCACCTTTCTGTCCTGCAGGACCAGTTGGGCCCGTTGGACCAGTTGGACCAGCGGCACCATCAGAGCCATCTGGACCTGTAGGACCAGTAGGGCCAGTAGAACCAGTTGAACCGGTGTCTCCTTTCTGTCCTTTTATACCGCCTGTTGGGCCTTGCCAAGCACCAGAGTTATCGATGACTTCTGAGCCACCGATTTTTAAACTAGTTATGTCAATTGAACCAGACTGTGAATTACCGTTTAGTTGTGGAAATGCTTCTAAGACTGCGGCTGTCAGACGTAAGTCTACAGCGTCGTTTATTGAGAATGCGCGTGCGGAAGTACCGTCCTGTGCACGAACGACAGTAAGGGTATTACCGCTTCTACCGGTAACCTTTACAATTTCTTTATTTGTTCCGTCATCAAACGTAACAAAAAACGACTCTCCGCTACTTAAGGTAGGGAAAACTGAACCATCTGTTACTCCAATACTTGTCGCAGACGAGTTTATATTCCCTGATAGGGACGTAGTCGCATTGTTCTTAAAAACAATAGCCAACCTAAATCTCCTTTATCTTACGAAACAGTTACCGTCCAGGTAATTGTCATAGCGTCTGAAGCTCCTTTGTTTACTACATCAAAAACTGTTCTACATAACATAGTTCCGCCAGAAGAAGCATTAAAAATACCTGCTTCTGTTACAGCACCAGTACCAGTACCTGCTGGGAAGGTGTCAACATATACTACATCAGCGCCTGATACAGTTGTTGAAGTTAGCGATGTTCGAGCTAACTGACTTCCTAGTGCGGTATCACTGGCAGCTGCCGCTGTTGATCCAGAACCTATGCCCATGTGAGACATAGCAGTTGCAGAGTCATCTTTCATCCTACTTGCAACATACCCTTTTCCTGCAGTAACAACTAAATTAGGGACTTCTTGGACTACCTCACCATTGATTGCAATGCTGAGTTTACCTGTTAATTTTAAGCCATCATTTAACATAATTTCTCCTAGTTAAGTGTATTACTATTCAAAGCCGAGGCATTCAAAGCGCTTTGTCTATTAGCGTTTAGAATACTTATCGACTCACTTATTGTAGCACTATCTTGTGCTGATTTACCAAGACTAAATAAATGAGTTTCGGTAATATTAAGACCATCTGAAGCAACACTACCTACTGCTAATGCTGGAACATCAGTAATAGAAAGGTCTTCAGACTTACTTAAACTGGTAGATAATGTTTCATTATCTGTAAAACTTATTGTTTCTTCTTTGTTTAAACTAGTAGCTAATACTTCACTATCTGCAAAGCTAAAGCTATCAGACTTACCTAAACTAGAGTCTATAACTTCTTCATCAGCAAAACTAAATGAGTCTGCAAAGCTTGTAGTAAAGGCTATGGCATGGTTTTCTACCATACTCATAGTATCTGTTCTAGCTTTTTCCATAGCGTAAGTAAGTATCTCTGCTACAGATACTATATTTGTCTTATTACTAAATATGTCTGTAGCTAAATCATCTGACAAGGATGTTCTATCATCCATAGATACAGCATCTGAAAAAGATCGTGTATAGGTAACGACTCTAGATAACGATTCTGCCACGGACAAACTATCTGTTTTAGCTAAGTTAGGTTCTAAAGATGGGCTATCTGACATAGTAGCTGTATCAGATAAAGCTTTTTCCATGGCGTAAGTAAGTATCTCTGCTACGGACACGGCATCGTCACGAGCTCCTTCAAATGACACGGAGTGTTCTTCTGCCATGGTAGCAGTGTCGGTAAAATTTCTACCAAAAGTTCTTAGTATGTCTATGCTTTCTGTAACACCTACAGTATCTGCAAGGGGTCTAGAAAATCCTATTGCTAGGTCTTCATTTACGTGAGCTACATCTTGTACACCTTTAGCTACACTATAAGTAAGTACATCTGTATAGCTGAAGCTATCAGAAAATATTCTATCAACAGTGTCTGGGTTTAGGTAGAGGTCAGCAAGCTGTAAATTTACATGTGTAACTTGCCCGCGTAAATCGACGTGCGCGACTGCGCCTTTGAGATCGACGAATGAGACTATGCTCTTTAACTTAGACATTAATCAAAGTCATCTCTGACTTTAAACTTTATCAAGTCCTGAACAGTATGTATGCCTCCTCCTGAGGTAGTGTATTCTATTTCGCCTTCAAACGTACCCGCTGTAGTCCAAGTGCCACTTGGTATACTGCAAGTTACCTTACCGTTTGAAGCATCTGCTATCGTGCCGGTTATAGTTTGCGTTAGGGTAGTTTGTCCGACTTCCCTTATCCTTAGTTTTACAGAACCCCCAGCTAGGTCTATAGGAGCCCAAGTATTTGAGTTTTCTGTGTCTAGAGTTTGGCCTGTTGCGGCCGTATTGCTATCTTTTAGAGTAAACTCTAAAGCTGGCAAAGTATCTCCAACTACGAATTTTATTGTATCTGAGTAAGCCATAATTAATTTTACCTCTGTAATGCTCTAGTGTCGAGTTGACTATATACCGGTATATAGTCTGCAGCTTGCCAATCCCAGGTTATACCATCATAAACTCTTTCTGCGGTAGGGCCTAAAGGCGGTACCCAGAAAGGCTGTCCATATCTTTTACTTTCCATAAACAAAGGTAAAGCCATAGTATAAGGTCCTAGCATGCCGCTTCTATCTAGAATTTCTGTCATGTATTGTCCCATGCTCATATTGTCAGTTTTAAAGTAATCTACACCTGGGTCATTGGGGTTTATGCCTGGCAATAGCCAAGCTAACGCTGCTTTCCAAAACTCTCGTATCTCTAATCCTAACATTGTTATTGGTAACAACACACTAGCCATAAACAATAATGGCATAGCTCCTGCCCCTGCTCCTTTATTTACAAAGTTTCTATGAGATTCTTTTAGAGTTGGGAACACTATTGTTTTACCGTAAGCATAGAAGAATGATTTAAGTTGCCATATAAGAGCGTATCTAGGATCGTTAGCATAAGTTGGCCTTTGAGCTGGATTAGGTCTAACAATAGATTCATCTACAAACTGAGCAACTGCTTCATCTACTCTTTCTCTAACTTGTTTTGAAGCTTTACCTTTTTCGTAAGCTTTAAACTCTTTTGCAGTTATATTTAACTCTTTTAAGTATGCTTCAGACTCTGGATCGGGGTTGTTTGAGTGTTTACTTAAAAATTTAAATCCCATATGTGTGGCAAAAATTCTAGTAAACCTAGTGTAAGCTTCTAATCCAGTATATCTAAACCAAATATCAGATATGTTTTTAGATACTTGGCTCATGTAGTTTTGTTCACCGGCGTATATAAAAAAGCTAGACATAGCATCTATACCAGCAGTACCTATTTCTCTAGCAACTTCAGCAGCCTCTTGTGGGTTTTTTATCATATTTTTTATAGTGTCAGTAATATCACTTATCTTAGCTGTGCCTCTAGCTCTTAGTATTGGGCCAGCTGTGTCTTGTAAAGAAGCTAATACAGTGAATGCTAAAAGCGTAACTATGTTAACTGGTAGTAATATATTGTTAGCCCATTTTAACCAGCCTTGTTTTATAGGTGGTGTTTTACCAAACATCGAATCATGTATACGTTGATGATCTGCTTGTTCTTCTGGGGTAAGTCTACTACGCAGTTGTTCTAACTTTCTAACACCACCTGACTTGTCAAACTCAAAAGCCATAGCCGCTTTATCTAAATATAGTTTTGCAGCCACTTCAGCAGGCACTGCTATACCAGCATCTATTAGAGCTTTGTTTGGTATGTTGTTCCAGTATTTTTTTCTTTCTTTCATCATACCTACTTCAAGTGGATTATTAGCTTCAAAGTTTAATTCACCTGAACCTCTAGCTACTGTGTGATTTAGTACATCATTTATTTGTGCTTGAGTTGCTTTAGGGTTGTACTCTTTTAGTAATTTTCGTGTTACTTCCTGCAATCTTTCGTTGCCAGATAGTTCAGCTATATCTATAACACGAGGGAAAAAGTCTTCTTTGAAGTCTACCCCTAAGTCCTTCAGCCCCAAATCATCATATACCTTTTTAAAATAATTTCTTATGCTTTGTGCTAAAGGTGGCAGATTTGCTGTTTTTATAGAATCATCCGCTGCCAAATCAAAAGCGTTTCTTTGTTCATCATCTAGGGTTTGAAATATATACCCTGTTTTTACTCCTGCTGCTTTTGCAAGTTGGTTGTGTAATTTTGCTGCTCTTCTATTTTTACGTGTAAAAAGACCAGACATTCCTATATTACTTTCTGTTCTTGGGTCTTGGTTATAGAAATCTGCTATGTCTTTACCAGCTGTGGCTGTAATACCCGTGTAGTTTCTCATTCGTGTATCAGAAGTTAAAAATATTTTTTGCATCCACGAAGGGAAATTTTTACTTCTAAGTAGTTTTTGTGCCTGCTCTACTACTTTTCTTATTTGTTTATCACTAAAAGTTTGTGGCCCTAAAGCCTGGTCTATCATAGACTCTATCTTAGCTTTAGTTTTGTATGACACTTCTTGGTTTTCTGGGTTTCTTATGTTGTCAGCTAAATTTTCAGCGTACTCAGCAAAAGTTTGACTTATCTCTAACCTTGATCTTTGGGCTGGAGATAGCTTTTGATACATTTTTTGTTGAGAGTTTGCCAGTCGCCTAAACCAAGCTTTAGCAGGATTGCTCATTTGGTCATACAATGTACCGTCTACACTAAGGCCAACCTTTTCTCTTACAGCTAAAGCAAATTGGTCAGCTATAAAGTTCTCTATACCAGTGTCATCATTAGTATAGTTAGCAGGTACATCATCTCGTTTTAATCTTTCAGCAAACTCGTTTAGTATATTTTTTCTATCCGCTGGTACTTGTAAGCTGTCGTCTAACTCTTGGAAAGTTAAAGAATTACCTAACTCTTTTAAGAAGTCTTTATAGTAATTACCCTCTGTTACATCTGGGTTTGTCTTCATCATTATCACATCAAAGTATTCATACTTTAATGTCATGGCTGTTTTATTAGGCATACTTAGTAACTTCTGTCGTTTCTCTTCAAACTGTTTTAGGTCTATTGACTTTTTTACTTCTGTTGGGAGTTGAGAGTCATATAAATTTTCTTCTGCAGATAGTATTTTTAAGTTACTTTGTAAGCCAACTGCCCTAGCACCAGCTATCAGATTGTTTAGTATGGTTAGTCTAAACGGTAGCTTAGCTCTTGTAGGTTCTTTTGCAAACTGTAAATCAAGCTCCATTTGTACTTGGGGTTTTTCTTGTTTAGGTGCAGGTTTTGTAGTATCAGTAGTCTCTTGCTCCGCTGTCGCATTCTTTTTAAGTGATTCTTTTCTAGCCTTAAAAGTGTTTTCAAAAGATATGGTAGTAAGTTTTTTATACTTAGGGTGATTTGACTTCTTTCTACGAGTTTCTTTTGGTTTTTTGCCCCCACGCATCATATCAGCGTATCTGTCTCGGCCCCTAGTTTCTTGGCCTTGTTGGGCTTGCATACTCTCAAATAGGTCTCCATCATTAACATTTATCTTTGCAGCGCTATTATCTACCGGAGCTGCAAATCCAGGCGTTGGTGGGCCGTCTGGATCAAATAGTCCAGTATCATCTAAAGCTGGTGTTGCAGCTTCTACTCTTATAGCATCTATAGCCTCCGCATAAGTAGATATAGGTAAAAGCTCGTTGATACTATCTGCGCCTCCTTCAAAGCCAGGCTGTTTGAGTGTGTCATATACAATAAACTCTTTTTTTTCTTTTTTACCAGTGACACTACTTTCAACTGTGCTAGTCGTCGTCACTACATTGCCATCTTTATCTCGCTTAGGAACTTGTATTGTTCTTGACGGTTTATACACACCAGGATCATCCTTTACATTTTGTTTCTCTAAGGCACGTAAAGGTCTTACAGTAATGTTATATAGCTTTGTTAATATTCTGTCTTGGGCTTCAAACTCACTATTTAAAGACCTTGCTTCACCAGCTTCTACACCTGAGTTTAAAGGTAAAGTAATACTCATGGCATCTTGTACGGCTTCGTTAAGTTCTCTTAACTGAACTGTATTTAAATCCCCAAGCACTATGTTTTTGTTTTCTGTAAAGAAATCAAAATTTTGTAAAATATCTACTAACAGGTCTTGTTCTGTAGCATTTTCGGCTAAGTTAATTAAGGGTACTTCTATGTCATTAAATGCAGCTTCTCTGTCTAAGTTATTTGTACCTAAGAAAGACAGCCCCATTCTTTTGTTTAGTCTTACTAATTGTTTGTTAAAGTCTCTGGATGCAGGGTCTACATAAAATTTAAATATAGCTTTAGACATTGGTCCGGGTTGCGTTAGCATAGTAAAGGCTTTATTTATGTTTTTGTTTACTGGCCCCATGCCGTCTGGGCCCCTACCTGTTTCTAATAAATTAAGAGGCTCAGCTTTACCTAGTACACCTTCGGGGAAAAACTGTAACTCAAAGCCAAACTGTTTAGATAAATCTACTAAATCTAAGATAGCTGCAACTCTTTTTGCTGCATCGTTTTGTAACTCTTGCGTACTTCTTAAACCAGTTAGCCTTGTTATAGTTGTTACGCCTTCTAGCATAACTGAAATATCAATATCTATAGGTTTTTTACTTCTTGCCTCTGGGCTTGTGTCTCGCATCTTAAAAAAGATATTCTTCTTTTTATAGTTTTTACCTAAAGTTCTATCATGTGCCTGTCTAAAACGTAATTCAAAATCTTTCCTTCTATTCCTAAACCTAGATATATTTTCTCTAGTAAGTTCTTGGAAAGCTTTTTCTTCTGGTTGCATTCTTACTATTACAAAACTTTGTTTCTTGTATGGCACACCTTGTTTGTTTGTTGGGGGTGAAGATATGTAAGGGTCTCCTTTTTTACTAGCAGTTCTAAGTTTAGGTAGATTTCTTACTTCTACAAATCTTACAAACCCAAAATTGTTTGTAGTCCTAGATTCTTCTTCCGCTTTTTTTCTAAAAGTTTCTACAGCACGTTGTGATAAGAAAGGTCTTTGTTGTTCAAATTCTTGTCTAAGAGTTGAATGCCCATGGTCATTGAATAAACCATCAAGTTGTTCCTTAGTAGCTGCAGGGTCTGTTTTGCTTATCTTAAATGGTTGTTTTGTTTTAGGGTCTACGTATGGATTTTCTACAGTACCAGTACCACCTCTTTTTCTTATTGCCTCACTATCTTGTCGTATTGGTTCTCTTACTGTTGCTGCGTCTTCTTTTGCCAAACCTGACACATCTACATTAGCTTCTTTTAGTATTTCACTTACCCCTACTAAAGGTACATTATCTAGTTCTACTCCTCCCTCTTCTCTACCAAGACTGCTATCAACAGAAGTTCTTTGTTGTATACCTTGGTTGCCGCTTAGTATTCCTCCCTCATCTTCAGCTAGCGCTTCTAGTAACATGTTCATGTTTTCTGCTCGCCCTTCAAACGTTTGTAGCTTATCGAAATAATCTCTGTCTTCTTGTCTAGCTATTGTATTTTCTTCGGCGTTCTTTATATCTTGGTCTATTTCTAAGAACCTTAACCTTTGTTTACTACCAACAGGACCTACTCTATTAGCCATTTCTTTGACTGATTTAGCACCTGACATTTTCTTTACACTGTCTACGTAAAATACTAAATCACTAAAATTTATAGGTAGGTTGTATTCTTCTTGTATGTAGTTATCAAGTTCTGCTCTAGTTTCTTGATTTACTCTCCCTTTTCTTATATCTATGTTAGCAGCGCTTACCCTTGGGTCACGGGCGCCTCTATCACTTACGTTCCCAATATCATCTTGAGATGTATTCATTTCGCTAGCCGATTCAATTCCTGTTTCATCTGTTTGGAAAGCTTCTTTAATACTTGAGAAAGTTGTAGTGCCTGGTTGTAGTCCTTTCATCCTAAAGGCTCTATGTTCTGCTAAAGGCTGTGAGATGATCTTGTATCTTTTACGATCCATAGTCCCTAATAAAGTCTTCATGGCTGACTTTGCTTTTTCAAACTGGTTTGTGCCTGGGTCCTGATTAGTAGATTGGTACTTAGTAAATTCGTTTGTTTGTGTGTCAAATATACCAACCACCATGTTGTGGTTGTCGTTCCTAGCCTCGCTGTAACCTAGAGCATCAGCAAGAAAGGCTTCTAGTACGCCTGTATCAAATTTAGCAGGGCTATCCATTATGTTTGCTAGTCTTTGTGCTTTTACCTCGTTGGTAGTAAAAAAAGCACCTATTGGGGTTGCTACAGAAATAAAGTCTCCAGCTTTTTCAATTTGAGATTGAGCTTTTTTATAGTTAGCTTTGCTATCAATATCTACAAAAAAACTATCTACTGGGTTTTTAGGGTCGGCTGCATATTGGGCTTGTGTTATTAGTGCCTTAGGCCTTTCTCCCATGACACGGCCCAACATGGCCTGGCCTTCTCTTGTAGTAAATATTCTTGCAAGTTCTCTTTCAGCAGCGTTTCGTTGGCCTATAGTTCTAAGCTTATTAGATACTGCTGTAGCACTACCTAGCCCACCACCTACACCTACGCCACCCATCAAACCAGCAAACAAAGCGTTGATTCTATCTATTCTTGCTTGTGCCTTAGTGTAATCATCTTTTATTCTAAATTTTTGTTGTACGGATAGTTCTTCTTGGGCAAGTTCTGCAATACCCTCTGATAAACTAGTTGCCCCAGTAATAACTGCAAAATCTTTAAACATACTTGATGCAGGTGCTAAACCAGGATCAAATGGGTCATCTTTTACTCTTTTTTTAGTTCGTGCGCCTTTTGATAACTGTCTAAAAGTTATGCCCGCAGCTGCTGCTTCTGTTATAACTCCTGCTGCACCAAAGAGTTGCCCTTGGGCTAAAGCTTTTATAGCATCGGATTTACTTGTCATACCTTCATCTGCGTAGTCGCTAAAAGCTATACCAGTACCCATTCTTTGTTCTTGGCTAAATGCACCAAGTAATCCACCCTGTATAGCTCTTCTACCTTTTTTACTCTCTCTAATACCAGAGTACAACGTAGCCAGGTTTCTCTTATCTTGAGTGCTTAATGGGTAACGAGGTGTTTTACCAGCAGCTACTGCTACTTGGTTTATATAGGCTTTGTTAAATAAATTTTCTGCTTCATCTACTGTTATTCCAGCGTTTCGTCTCTGTAGGTTTGGTAAAGCTTTTTTTATACCTTTTCTTCTTAGGGATGAACTAGCGGCTGCCCCTGCTATCAAAGCTGGTGTTGCTGTACCACCAGTTAATACCGAGCCACCCACTACTATACCTGCACCTATTGCAGCTTCTACCATACTAGCGCCTAAAGAAGGTATAAACTGACCTGTAGCTGATGCAAAGTTTAAAAAGAAATCGTGGACATCTCTTTCTTCTATCGCAGTTGCAAAGTCGGCTTCTAGTCCTGCTAAGGCTAAACCACCTTGCTCTTCTATAAAATCTGCTTCTTTTAAACGTCTTTGTGCAGCTTCTTCGTTGCCCATAATAGTATTTACAGTAGCTGCAAAGTTTTTATTTTGGGCTGCAATGTTTAGGCCACCTGCTTTAAACCCAGCACCAAAGGCCTCTCCGAAGGTATCTATCTTCTCCGTACGTTGTACCTGTGGGCTTGTTATTGCTTGGCCCGAAGTTTTTAATTCTTCTTCGGTTAGTCTTGTGCTTGCTTGGGGGGTTCGCTGTCTAAACTGTGTCTGAGTATCACCCTCTTTTATTTGCTGAATTAGCTCTTGAGTTATCATTATCTTCCAGGAGCATCGGCAACTGCAGGTAGTATAAAGTCTCTTACGTTTTCAAATGAAGCTATATCATTAAACTCTTCAACAAATACAGCACCTGGTATAGTCTGTCCTACTTGTTCTCCTTGTGAGTTTACAAAGTAGACTTCTTTTATCTGTGCCCCACCTGTCTGAGGATTACCTTCATATACTGCTCGTGCTTTTGAAGTAAGTTGTCCTAATCCTGCGTTAAGGTCCTCAGGGCCAAATAACGCATTAATTATAAAGCCATACCTGTTTTGTCCGTCCTCGGCCATTATTGAGTATAAAGTTAAGCCTATGGCTTCTTCCATCTCGTCTCTTATTTGAGGAGCAGCATTTAGGAAACCACTTCGCTTAGCCCTGTTATACTCTGCTGACAGTTGACCAAAGTATACTGATCCTCTTTTGTTTATAAAGTCTGTATCTATTCTTCCGTCCTCTCTAAATGCATCTTTTATAAAGTCCCCAAATACTTTATTCATTCTTGTAGCAGAGTCCTTAGCAGCATCGTTTTTAATCTTACCTAGTGCAATTCTGTTTGCCTCATTTTGAATTTGTAATCTTTGGTTTTCATTTTCTACCGCTCTATCAAAGGTTTGTGCGTTTAGTCTATTTACTTCTGTACTACCAGTTTCTAGAAGATTTAAATTATCTTGGAAGTTTTTAGTAAAGTTATCTCCACCTTCTGCTACTGCAAGAGCAGCAGCAATCTCTACTCTGTTAACATCTAGTTCAGCATCATATTTTGGTATTTTTGTTAACTCTTCGGGCCCTGCTATTTTGTACTTGTTAAAAGCAGCACGGGCCTTGTCTAGTACATTTTGGTCGCCTGTTATTCGTTTTATATCTTCTTCGTTATTAACTATAAAAGCAAACTGTGCTTCTGCGCTAGCATTTAGAGGGAATCTAAGCAGTTGGTCTTCTCCTATTCTAGCTGTTATTTCTGCTTCTTCAGTTTTTGCTGCTTCTAAATCCTTGTCTGCTTGTATTTCATCTTCAGTTTTTGCGGCTGTGTTTCTTTGTAGAGGTGGGAACTTAGCGTCCATACCAAAGTCAAATTTTGTTTTCTTAGCTACTGTTTTATCTTGCTGTCTATCTTTGGCTTGTTCTTGTTTTACTCTAGACTGATCTAATCTTTTACCAATGTTTTGGTTTTGTTTATCTAGCTCTGCTTGATACGCTTGTCCTATACCTGATAAAATTGCAAACGCTTCTGCTGGTTCTAAGGCTCCGCCTGCCGCTGCATTTTCTGTATTTGCAATTGCTTCTTCTGGGGTATTTGATTCTTTTATCTTTCGCAGTAACACTTCTTTTTCTTGGGCTTGCATCAGCTCTACCCCTTGTCTTTTCGCTAGACCCCTAGCTCTATCTCCATATCCTGCTCTTTGTGAAGTAAGATTATTGACTTGGCCTTGTAGAATAGTGTTAAAGGTAGTTCTTAAACCTTCGTCATCTAAAGCTAAAACTATGTCGTTTGGGTCATTACTAAACCCTAATGTTTTTGGCACTATTCCTTGTTTACCTTTTATGTCTATAGTTATAGCACCGGTGTCCTTGTTTTTTCTTAGTCCAACAATTTCACCTTTTTCTATGTTTCCTGTTGTTATGTCTTTAAAACCTGTAGCAGTAGGACTTAGGTTTAAGACCCTGATTATTCTGTCTGCATCTTTAAAAGTTACAAATTCATCGTTGCCTTCCATGGGTACTTCTTCTCCCAGCGCCTTAGAAAAGTTTTCTTTGCTTATACCCCCAAACCCTTCACTTTCTAAATCCATGAACTCAATAAAAGGAGCTAGTTCGTCTACAACACTTCTAGAAGTTCTAACACCTTGTACATTCAATTGGTCTTGAATATTTAAAGCTCTATTTATATCGGCTAAACTCATATTGAAAATGCTGCTAAGATTGACGCTCCTGCACCCATAAGGCCACCCCTATATTGTGCACGAGCATTCTTATACGCTCCTTGTCTTGCTACTTCGTTCGCTGCGCCGGTTGCTAATCCAGATAATGCACGAGCATTTACCCCTTGCCCTATGCCTATTATTTCTCTAGTAAGAGCCTGGTTTATCTCTCTTTGTCTTACTCTAGCATTGTTAACGTTGCCCGCTAAACTTCTTTGGCCAGCTAATTGTGCGTTTCGTCGTTGTGCTTCTCTTTGAGCTGGGGACATACCTGCACCACCATACCTGTCTAAATTTCTTTCTTGTATTTCCGCTGCTATTTGATTTTGCCTAGCTGTGTTTTCTCTGGTCCTGTCTACTAAAGTTGTATCATCGAGCATGCCTAACAATTGTTGCTCGTACTGTCTAAAGTTACCTATGTAATCGTTATAGTCTTGTCTTAGTATTTGAGCAAAAGCTTTATCTGGGTCCTGCACCTCTCGCAGTTCTCCTGCGAAGTCTCTGTCTACTTGACCTGCATACATACTACCTAATCTAGCTAAATTAGTGCTTATCATCCTATACCTTGTCCTGTTAATATTTGAAATAAATTAGCATCAGGGTCAGCTATTTTTGGATCACCTTCTGGAGTTTTACTATCAGCAAATAGACCAGCATTATACTCGCTAAGGTTCTTACCTGCTGCTACACCAAGAGTTTTAAAAGCACCAATACCTGCCATCAATTCACTTTGATTAGACTTTGCATCTAACAGTGTATCTTGAGTTGATATTTTAGATGCAGTAGCTAAACCAGATTGTGTCTGTGCGTCCATTTCATTAGCTACTTTTACAGCACCAACTTGGTCTTGCCTTGCTCCAGCAAGTCCTTGAGTAGTACCTTGTAATAGCATATCTGAGCCTGCTACTGCTCTGTCTGCTTCTGTATTGATACCTGCTACTACTGCTCTGTTAGGATTAGCGCTTAGGGATTGATTTACGTCAGCATTAGCTCTGCCTTCTGCCATATTCATCAATGGGCCTTCTGAGCCAAACGCCCTTGCTGCTTCTTCAATCATTACAGGCAAGAAGTTTTCTCTAAAATGCTGTTTTGTTTCTCCAGCTATGGCTACCTGTATTTTATCTGTTTCACTAGCTTGGTAGTCTGATTTTTTAGGTCCACTCACTTTACTGTTCTCCTATAAATACTCATGTTCAATTCCCAGCCATTGTTTGGGAAGTATTGTTCTAATTTACGTACGTTGGATTGCGCTTCCAGGTACTTACAACCATACTTCTTAGCTAACTTATCTAGCCAGGGCATGTGGGTAACAATTACGTGTCCACCCTTGTTATAAGTATACGCTATCCACACGTACAATGTCTTGTCTTTTGTAAACCTATCTATTTCGATAGAGAGTACTATAAACCCGACTGGAGAGGTAAATAAAAAAGCTCTTTCATTTACACACTCACTGTAAACATCTTCAGGTATATAGGTTAAATCGGGATTGTCGGCTAATATGCTTTCTATGCCTGGTCTTACTTTGTTCCACGTGGAACGTATATCAGTAAGCACTGGTTCAATAAAGTCACTAGTAGTCGATCTCCTTTCCGTACTTTCCATAGCGCCTCCTTGGCATACCTATTCCTTTATACTTTACTGTTCTTTTTACACCAAGGTCACCGCCTCTTGCTTTTAGTTCTGCTTGGTTAATCTCTTGGTTAAACTGTGCTAAATATTCTCTAGCTGCGCCTACGTCCGTCCATTCTCTATTTGGCATACGTAGTAATCGGTACAGAGTGCCATATATAAGTGCATCTCTATACTGGTTAGAAATTGTAGTGTCTATGTTGTTTGAAGTCCTACTAGGTTTTAGTGCCACACTAGTTATAACTTCTTTTGACCCGCTTGGAACGGGTACTATCCAGAAAGTAGTTGGTGTTTTTTGCAGATACACGTGAGGATTACCGGTTCTGTTTCTCCAATCTGGATAGTTTAACTCTAAACTACGCGGACTTATGGGGTCCATATCATGGCCGTCGTGTGTCATTAATAAGACTTGATGCACCTCTGTACCTGTAGGTATATCAAAGTCATATTCAAACACGCCGGCTATGGTGTTAATTGGGTCTATATCTAAAACAAAAGCCTTAGAACGTTCGCAAAACTCTATCGTAGCGGAACGTAAGTTGGACTCTACTAATGTGTCTGGGCAGAAGGGCACATAGGGCAACACTTCTTTGACTAAAGAAGAGTAACTTGCCATTCTTAGCCTCCTTGTTGTGGCGCCATTTGCATGTTCATTGCGCCTATATTAGAAGTCCTGTCGTTATTCGGGCTTATAAGTTCCTGAGCTTGCATGCCTTGTCCGATACAATTCATAAACAACTGATAATGTTGGTTAGCTCTTTGTGCGTTTCCAGCATATTCAGAGTCTTTTTGGTATGCTCTAAACAACACATAATCCACAATAGCATTTGCATATATGTCATCTACAGAAATAGTAGCTGACGTATTTGCTAAGTCCGTTGGTGAGTTTGAGAAAACAATTTCTATAAATGCATTTGAGCCACTTGCTACTCCAGGATAAACATAGAAGTTTCTTGGGTCATCTTCATCAAATATATAATGCTTTACAATTGATCCATGCGCTGCATCTCCAGCAACAGTTGGGTCATTCCAATCTGGTTCTTGTGTGTTCAAGATATCAGCGTTTACTATTCTAATGGCTCTTTTACCTGTTGCTCCACCAGAAGCATCAGACATATTTCTAGTTACTTTAATTAGTCTCAATCCACCAGAGGGTAAAGATTGTTTTGTACCTGTAACTAGCTGTACATTAGAAGTGGTCGCTGAAGACTCCGGTCTATAGTTAACGATTTCTCTTTGTGCATCATTTATATATCTAAGTAATTCAGCTTCTGGCCATCTGACACTGGTGGTGTCTTGTAGAATATCTTTTACTCTAGATAATAAATTTGCGCCTGTTAGTGTCCCTGCCATAATTTATTACTCCGCTGCTTGTAGCTCCGCGATTAAGTCTGATTTCTTCTTACGCCTATCTAGTTCTATGCCCATGGTTCTACCGTGTGCTTCTAGTTCTAGTTTAGTCATGCTTTGTAAGTCTACTTTTTCTTCGTGCACTTCTACTACAGGCTCATCTTCTACGACGGGCGCCTCTTCAACGTGTACTTCTTCGTGGTCTTTGACTTCTACACAACCTGCTTGTAGGCATAATAAACCTAAGTCAGTTCCGACTTGTCTCGGTTCGCCTGCTTTTAAATGTATAGTTGCTCCCCAAGTAGAAGCTACTGTTTTATCGTCATCTGATACTATCCACATAATTTTTTACTCCTTAAAAATGGGTGGCTTTAATTAGCCACCCATAAAATATATCACAATTAGTATGCAACATCTAACGCAATAACACCAAAGTCTTCATTCTGACCTGTTACGTCTGAATGATAAACTGGCTTCTTGAGTCCGAATATCTTACCAATTGAAATACCGTTTTGGTTTCCATAGTCAAATGTGTCTTCAACTATTTCTGGGATACCAATATCAGCCATTGCTAATGCTTGAGCACCTGCAAAGATACATCTTGAATAGTTGACATCAGCATTTGCACCACCTTTATAACCAGCTGCGCCAGCGTTTGATGATGTTCCACTTAGAGCTCCAGTTGTGTTAAACACGTGTCTGAACTCATGGATCATGATTCCGTCTACCATTAAACTTGATGAGCCAGAGAACAAGCTTGATTGCGGTCCTCTAACACCAGCTTGTCTTACGTTAGCAAGAAAATCTGAGTCAAGTTTTAGATCAGCCATAACTTGCGGAGTTACGAAAAGATGGAATGTCTCATCGTTACCTGCGCCTCTTAGGCCTCTGATGTAGTTGTCTTTTGCAAAAGCTTTTAGATCAACTATAGTTTTATAGCTAAGTTTGTCAGCTGCTGTCATAGCAGTAACATCTCCGGCTTGTAAAGTAATGTTACCACTACCGTCAACATCTACTCTTCTATGTCTATTAGAAGTAGGTGCACTTACAGCACTCGAAAATTCTAAGTCGTTTAGGTTTTGCCCTGAGTTCATTGATGGTCTTAACCCACCATTGTTCTTAAGGTTATATCCAATACCACTTAAAGTAAGGAATGCTAATTGGTCCATTCTGTCAGCCATTGCGTATGCAAGTGCATCTCTTGAATGTTCCCTAAAGTTTACAACTGACTTTTGATCTGCAAGTCTACCAGATAATCTGTTTGCAAATCTTAGTTGGTCAATTGTTACGACGATGTCGAAAGCTCTTAATGCTTCTTCGTTTCCTTCGAGAGTGTTGTCTCCAACAATACCGTCGCCTGTCATGTCAGCTAAAAGAGTTAATACTGCTCTAGCTCCTTTTTCAGACTGGGTAAGTTCAGATATTCTCTGAACCATTGCGTTAGAACCCGCACCAGCGAATTGGTTAACGAAGGACATATTTCTAGCGACACGCCAAAAATCACGAGACCAGATGGTAAGCTGTTCACTGGTCAACGCAGCAAAGTTTGTATTTGCCATGATAATGTCTCCATTAATTAAAATTAACCAGTCGACTTATTGGAGCGAC